CGGTAGAGCTTTTAGGAATAAATGGAACAATTCAAATAGTAAAGTTTCCATCATCCAACAGGTGGAGTCTTTGTTCTGCATCTATCCCTCTGCCAGCATTCTCTGGAACGGAAGAAATTCAAATAGTTATAACCATTAACTTAAACGTTGAGACAACAGTAACGGATTTTTCGTTTAATGGATTAACTCTTGGACAACAGTCCGAAGAATTTTATTCAAAATCTTTGGGGGTAACGCCAATAGATCTTCCACTAAGAATCCCTCTAGATGCAGAGTTACTAAACCTTAAAGCTATCTCGGCATCGTCCTATGGTCTAGAGCAGACACCAGCTTACTACTTAGTAAAAGACAATCGACTATTGGCAAAGAATACGGGTATACCTTTGATCTACGGAGCTACAGGGTTAACCCAGATATCTGTAAATGACAATATTAATCCATCCGTAATTATTCCTGGTAAGGGATTCTTAAATAAATCTGGAAAGAATCAAAAGTATACAGCAGAGATATGGCTTCGAGTCAATAGCGATACGGGGCTTCCTAGAAGAATCTTTGGCCCACTAGCTTCAACAGATGGTCTATACGTAGACGGTCCATTCCTAACTTTTAAAATTGGCAAGTACAAGATAGTACACTTTATATCTGAGTGGTATCGTCCCATGCTTGTTCATCTTTCAATATCTAAAACGTCCATGTCCTTAATCATAAATGGAGAGTCTGTAGGCAGTGAGCAGATCAATATGGATCAGGTTTTTCTTCCACCAGTAAGAGATGACAACAGAGACTACGACTGGTTAGGATTTTACGTTTACGATGACGTACCCCAGGTTGAAATAGATTGCTTTGGAATTTTTCCTTACGAGATCCCCATTGCTGTTGCAAAAAGACGCTGGGTGTTTGGTCAAGCCATTGACTTTCCCGAAAACATAAACAGTTCTTATTCTGGAAAGTCTATATATCCAGACTACCCCTTTGCAAATTACTCAAAAGATTATCTATATCCAGACATGGGAAAATGGGGTCAGGGGGTGGCAGAGAACATCTCTACAGATAACCGATACCTGTCACCAGCCAAGCACAAGCCACCAGTCATAGTTTTCCAGGACACAACTTCTAGGCTTGAGTCAAAGTGGCACTCAGATCTTTCAGAGTACGCATCTCAAAATGGTGGAGCCATAACCTTACGACCTAGTAGTAGCTGGAAAGATATCAATAGCTACCTATACTTTGACCAGATAAGCTTAATTAATCAAAACACAAAATGTTTGTACGGAGTCTTTGAGCTAAAGATTAATAACTTTGCATTGAGCGCTGGAATAAAGCAAATCCTTTTCTTTATCGAAGACAAGATTTCTCTCAACAGCTTTAGTGTTCTAGTTTCTGGCTCTGAGCTTAACGGTTACATTCTTGAATACTTCTATTATGATAAAAAAACTGACGAGTCTACACTTTTAGTATCTAAGAATTTGTTCATTGCTCAGGAGGCAGGAGAAGACTTCTTCTACTCTGGCAGTGGGGTGTCTTTTTATGCTGGATTACATTTTGACTCGTTTTCATCAACATACAAACAGGTTGCAAACTTTTTTGGAAACAAGTCTAGACTTAAAGTGTTCGTAGGGGGGAACGCATCATTTGCTAACACCTTCGATGGGTACATTAGAAAGATCGGATTCTCAACATATAAAAACTTCCACAAGGTAGCTAGTCTATTTGACAATTCTGGTATACCTCTCCAAGACGAAGAGGTTTTTGGAGTAGATACTTATGATCCTCCACCACCAGGTTTTGTAGAAGATCCAGGAAACCCCACAGAGTTTGTTGACGGAGGGGTTCCCAGACAGTCACTAACCTACCCACTATCAGAGCATACAGCAAGCTATACTCTATTCTCAAAACAAAGCTATGGAACATTCTCTATAGATTTAGCTACTGACTCTTACTGGGAAGATTATGTTCCGCTATCTTATTTTGCTCAGGAAGTTGTTGTTGATGAACTTGGTAATAGAAAACGAGACATTGACTTTATGCAATTCAATATTGATTACCCAAAGCCAGTAGTGGCAGATTCTGGAGAGTATTCAACATTTGACAACTTGGTAAAAACATATGTGTCTCTACAAAACCTTGTAGCAACAGAAGGTCAAAAATTTGAATTCAAAAAGACTTTTGAAAACACTGTTGAAATAACCGATGCCAGCCAAATTGTTTTGCTTACTGGTGACAACACTACAAGGTACGAGGTTGTGAACGGAACAATTCTAAACTTTCAAGACGGAATAAACCTACTAGACTTTGGCCTTGTGATTCACGTAGAGATGGTCGTTGACGGTATAGGTTCTAGACCTATAAAAATTAAAAAAATACAAATATCATCAAAGACACTAAGCTACGAGTCCCCCAACGAAATAGGAACAAGATTCGGGGCAGCTATCTACCCATACGAGAACACTGGTAGCGAAATAAAGAATAAGGCATATAAAACATATGCAACATCTAAGACAACAAAGCCATACCTATACCTGACGAGAGATAGCGGTATCCAGCCAATAGGAGACTTGTCGGGTGGAAATAGGGGGCTTTCTATAGTCCTTAACGACCACCTAGAGGATACGTTTGCTCTAAGTGCTTTGCAGATTTCGATGAGGGCTGAGGGCAATGACTTTGATCTTCCACAACCAACAAAGTTTATGGAGATAGAGTATGGAAATAACACTCTAGAGTTCTTACTGACAAGGGTTGAGTATGGAAGAGCAAGAATTACAGTCTCTGGAATGTCCCAGAACGTAGTGTTCTACATTAATGGAACGCTAGTCGTAGACCCAGTATTCTCAATAAACCAGTGGAACATGATTTCTTTTGGATTCCTAAACTCCTTAGCATTCTTGGGCAGAGAGGGAAAGATAAACATCACCTGGCCCATAACGATAAACAGCTTGTCATACTTCCAAGAAACGTCACTACAGAAGGTTTCAGCAGGATCGAACAGGCAGTGGTTTGGAGTGTTGTATGGAGAAGACACAAACCTGGCTGGGGGAGACACGTCTACAAACGTTCTAGAATGGAATGACTGGAACGGCACGGATTCAACGTGGCAGAAGGTTCTAACTCTATCCTCGCCAGACTACCTTGGTGCCGACCTTAAAGAACTTTATAGCTCATATACTGGAACAGCCAAGGCCATAGCTAGTGATAATATCAACCTTTCTGTAAGCGGATTCCAATATTCTATCTATCAAAACATGATTTCTGGATCTATAATCTCAAAACCTGTATAATATGGTATACTTGTGGTTATGGATAAAGTTATGAAGGGCCAAATTGGTAAGACTAAGGTTCAGGTTGTAGAAGAAAAGTATACTAATGTCGGTGTCTATGTTTGGCAGAAGGCTAATGGTAAGTTCTTTACCGATGGAAGCAACAACATTCTTAACATTCCAGCAAGAAAAGATGATCGAACAAAGATCGAAGAGCTAACAAAAGCAGCAGCCTACTACGGCGAGTCAGAGGGCAAGGCTGTATTTTTTCCAGGTACGGGAAGAGTCTCAGATGAAGAGCACAGCGAGCAGGTAGACCGAATGAGTCAAGGACTTATCCCCTCGATGAATGACCTAGGCGCTGTCATTGCTGCAAAAGCTACTGTTGCTGAAATTGGAGCCGATGCCTACAATGCCTAACGATGGTGAAATAACAAAAGCAGTAGTGAAGAGTGACGACTACCTTGACCAAGAGCTTATTGTAGAGCCAGACACTGACCCATTCAATAAAACCTGGGACGAAATCAAGGGATATCGTGGACTAGACAAAAACTTTAAAAGACGAGAAGATCGTAACTTAGAGAAAAACGTAATGTCTCCCGCATACGAAAGATCATCGGGGGCAGTGGATGTCGGTATTGACGATGCGAAGTCTAAGAGACTTAATCCTGGGGCAGTGTACAGGAATGCTTATGGCATCTTTGACATTATTACACCACCCTATGACGTTAATGCCTTAGCAGGTTACTACGACACGTCTTTTGCAAACCATGCAGCAGTTGATGCTAAGGTTCAGAACATTGTTGGTCTGGGCTATGAGTTTAAAGTATCTGACAAAGCTTTGATGGTTTTAGAAATAGAAGAAGATAAAGAAAAGGTAAAGCGTTCAAGGGTAAGAATTCAGAAGCTACAAAACCAGCTTAGGGTTTGGTTAGAAAGTCTTAACTCTGATGACAGCTTTACGAACACCATGCAGAAGGTTTACACAGACGTAAATGCGACTGGAAATGGTTATCTGGAAATTGGAAGAACTACTAACGGCACTATCGGATACCTTGGACATATACCGTCAACGACTATGCGTGTTAGAAGATTGCACGATGGATTTGTTCAGATTATAGCAAACAAGGTTGTATACTTTAGAAATTTTGGGGCATCAAATCAAAACCCTATCACAGATGACCCACGTCCCAATGAGATTATCCACATAAAGGAATACTCTCCCCTTAATACTTTTTATGGAGTTCCAGACGTTATCTCTGCCATGCCTTCCATCATTGGTGATGCCTTTGCTTCACAATACAACATTGATTACTTCCAGAACAAGGCTGTCCCTCGATACATTGTAACCCTAAAGGGTGCTCAGCTATCAGCCGAGGCAGAAGATAAGTTGTTCAGGTTCCTACAAACAGGACTAAAAAGCCAAAACCACAGAACGCTATACATTCCACTTCCTGGTGACTCTGATCATAATAAGGTTGAGTTTAAGATGGAACCCATTGAGAACGGTATCCAAGAAGGATCGTTCAAGGAATACCGTAAGCATGTTCGTGACGATATCCTTATTGCTCATCAGGTTCCCCTATCCAAGCTTGGTGGTGGAGATTCTTCTAACATTGCCGCCGCACTAGCTCAGGACAGAACATTCAAAGAGCAAGTTGCTCGCCCCGCACAGCGGAATCTAGAAAAGATTATAGAAAAGATCATCAAGGAAAAAACAGATGTTCTAGACCTAAAGTTTGTAGAGCTTACGCTTACGGATGAAGTTGCACAGTCTCAGATCATTGAGCGCTATGTAAAGACTCAGGTAATGACACCTAACGAGGCTAGGAACAGACTACAGCTTCCTCAGCGTCCAGATGGGGACACACCTTTTGAGTTGTCTGCTAGACAGGCTACCGACGCTCGTGCAAACACTGCACAGAACAGATCCCGCGATACTGAAAGATCTAACAATCAGTCAGATGGAACGGCAACTACTTCGGGTCGTAACCCAAAGGGAGAGGGTAGATCTTCAAACTAACAAACATTGGTGTATAATGTATTACATCATTTTTTGTTAAAAAAGGGTCTATAATTAAGTAGTATGACTATGCAAAAAGCTCACTGGGCTACAGAAGGAGACAACGTTCGCTTATCTATGCCATTTAGCAAGGTTGATCAGGAACGAAGAATTGTTTCTGGATTTGCCACACTAGATAACATCGACAAGCAATCCGATATCGTTACCACGGAGGCTTCGCTAGATGCGTTTGCCAAGTTCCGTGGAAACATTCATGAAATGCACCAGCCCTCAGCAGTTGGCAAAATGGTGGCATTCAAAGAAGATAAGTATTTCGATCCTGAATCGAAGAAGTTTTACTCTGGGGTATATGTCTCAGCATATGTATCTAAGGGTGCCCAAGATGCTTGGGAAAAAGTACTAGATGGAACATACACAGGATTCTCTATTGGTGGCAGAATGAACAAGTGGGATGACGGTTATGACGAAAAGATGGAAACTCCTATTCGCATTATCAAAGAGTATGACCTTGTAGAGCTTTCCCTAGTAGACAATCCTGCTAATCAGTTTGCAAATATTCTATCTGTTGAAAAGAACCAATCAGGAGAAACGATTCTTAAGGGTGATGTTGTTGATACAGTTATCGAGAATGTCTTTTGGGATAAGGTTTCTGGACTAGTCATGGTATCTGGTAACGATGCCGAGGTTAGCCCCACAGATGGTATTCCAATGCAAAACATTGGCTTTGTTGAAAAGTCTGATTCAGACAAAGTAGACATGATTAAGTTCTTAGTTGATAGTGCCAAGGGTATTAATACTGAGATTAACAAGGAGGTAAGTACTATGACAGATACAACAAACGTTGAAGAAGTTGAAGTCGCTACCAAGGCAGATGCCGAAGTCGAAGCTACCGAGGATGACACAGTTGAAGCTGATGTTGACAAGGTAGACGAAGTTGTTAAGGCATCCAAGACAGAGAGTGACTCCGCAGCAGAAGATGAAGCAGCGGCTAACGATCTTGAAGAGGATGCTATTGAAGACTTAGCGACCAAGAAGTCCGATGAGGTAACTGCAATTGCAGATCTCAAGGCGACTATTACATCAGCCTTTAGCGATATTACATCGACCGTAAAGGCACTTGCTGCTGAGGTTGATTCAATCAAGAAGTCCAACGAACTTGCAAATGCAAAAATTGCAGATGCAGAGAAGGATTTCGCAAATCTTGGAAAGTCAATTAATGCTTTAGAAGCAGATACAGCTTTCCGTAAGTCTGGCGATCTGGGCGA